AACTTTCTGACCAATTCTATATCCCTGCATATCTTCTTCCTCCTCTAAATAAAAAGGGCAGCTATTAGAATTTAGCCGCCCTGCATGACTTATAAAATATTTTAATTACTCTTCTGAACCGGATGTAAATGTTTTTGTACTTACATCCCATGTACCTTCAGTTCTTCCACCGTTATAATCGTAGCTAAACGGAATCTGTACTCCATCATTACTTCCACCGTAAGATGTAGGTGTTACAATTACATTCTCGCGGTGCGCACTAAGAACTGTGCCATCACTGTCTAACAGTACGTCAACAACTGTTGTTTCCAAGTCAGAACCGGTTGCTCTGTCATTAATGATTTTCTCCAACTGGTCATAAAGGGCATCTCCTGCATAAGCATAGTATGTATCTACTGTTACACTTGGAGCATAGCCTTTAACGGTTACAGATGACTCTCCTAAAATGTTCTGTTTAGATTCCTTATCAGGATTCATTTCAATGTTTAACTGCTCTAAATCCTTACCTAATCTAACATAATTAGGAGCGTCGCTTCCAAAGCTTGCATCAATGTAATGTGCAAGATATTTGCGCTCTATTTTAGCACCTGTTTCTCTTTTCAAGTTAATCATCCTTCCTATACTTTAATAAAAAATTAGACTGAAGCGTTAATACATTATCGTCAGTCCTGCTATTCTCAAATGTGGCTACCGTTTGTGTGATTTCAAGTAGCTTTCTGCCACCATCTAAATTTATATTTCCGGCTTCTATATGTGCTCCAAGCTGGTCCATAAAATCCGTCATATCCAGATTCTTTTTGTCTGAATCACACTTGTTTCTCAATAACACGCTGAACGGATACTGAGCTACGAAAGAACCGTCTATATGTTCCGATATGTACTTTGCGCCCTGCAGGTCAAATATCCCGACACCTTTTTCCGGGTCAGAGATATTGTTAATCTCGCAGTATTTCTTAGAACCATAGTATCCGGATATCCCATCCATTTTTTCAATCAGTTCTGATACAGCCATACGAATCATGGTATATTCAGTTGCTATCAATGGATTCTGATTTTCATTAGACATATTAACAGCCTCCTAATTCATAATGTGGCAATACCTTTCCTTCATAATTGAATGATGTAAGTGTATAACACTCAGGGTATTTGTCCGTCATATAGCTCAAAAAATCATCACAAATCGTTTCTTCTGATGTGTCGCCGATTACGAAAAAGCTCTTGTTAAGCATATTCTCTGTTATAACAATATCTGAATTGTTTTCACAGAGGAAACATACACTTACAACATTTGCTCCTTCAGGACCATTCTTTTTTACACTTACTTTATGGTCAATTGCCACCTGACAGGCTTTTATGATCTGGCAGGTATAGCTTGCATCCTCATATTTATTTCCCGGAACACTTGTATAAAGAGTAACCGTCTTATCATATCCTAGCGCACTAAAATCCGGCATATAACAATCCACTCCCTTGCAAGTATTCTTTTGCCCTACACATCAAAAAAGTTCTTTCAGCACTATCACTGGCAGATGCCTTTTGCAATGAAGTAAGCTCATTGGAGTACGATACCGATACACCCAAACTTGACATGCTGGATACAACAGCTCCGTCATTCTTTTGGATAACCTTTTTAATACTGTCAATGGCGTAAAGGGAATCTGCAATGCTGCAGACTGCTTTTTTAACATCGTCAGAATAACTATCAAGTTTCTTTAATCTGCCGTATGTTAAATAATTAAGCTTGTCTACAGCTTTGCTTTCATACTTCCTCCATATATCGACATCTTTAAAGGCGCCGGTATCGCCAAAATAATTATTGGTGTAAAAATTATAATCAACCATCAATACCAGCACCTCCTACTTAGCCAACAATAGCACCGATCATGTTAGTATCAAGTTCCTTGATGCCGTAAATAACATCAAATGACACTCTGTCAGTCTTTGTCTTCTGGTCATAATCGTATACAACTCTTACACCGATTCCATCCGCGCTTGCATAAGCTGCTTTGTTTGCACCCATAGGAAGTGCAAGGTTACGTGTAACAAGTGCAATACCGTTACGATGGAATATTGATGATGTTGGACCTGTAACTAAAGTAGCATCTTCTGCTGTAATATCCTTATGTACAGGCTGGTCAATTGCTACCTTTGCAACCGCACCGGATGCTGCCGTAACATCCTCTGCAAATGTATACATATAACCATCAATGATGAATACATCACCTGATTTAATAGTACCTGTAGCGGCTGATACATCTGAAAGTGCTACTTCTGATTTGCCCTTAACAGCTGTTACTTTGAAAGACTTTGCAGAACCAGTATTCCCTACTGCAGGGAAGTTCTGGTCCATAAATGTATCAAATCCATAAAGCTTTCCAAGAGAAGCATCTCTCAATGCATCTGTTGACTTGGCATAAGCAGCGTTTGAAAGTTCACTTGTTACATATCTGTACTGATGTGTTGGGTTGAGAACTGCACGTCTCATAGCCTTTGGAACCTTATTAATATTAAGCTGCTTATCACCCTGTGCAATATCCGTTAACGGTTTATCCGTTGAACCAGAAATAGTAAATCCTGCTTTCTGAATAGCTACTGCTGCAAGGTCTGCATCTACAGCCTGTGCTATAGCCTGCATTGCAGGAGTTACTATCTGTGTACTGAAGTTCTTAATATCAAGAGTCATTTCCTTTGATGTAACAGGTACAGTTACATCTCTGAATCTGTCCATCTTGACTACTACTGAACCTTCTGTAGCGTCCTGATCGTTAGTTTCACCAGTAAAATTCTGTGCTACAAATTTAGCTGGCTTTCTAACCGTTATTGTATCACCGATATTTACAAACTCATTTGAGTAATCACGGTGTACTAAGTTTGCCATTACTAAATTGTTAAGCAATACCATAAGTGCCTCATTTGCCACAACCTGTGGAGTTAAAAATTTGTTTCCCATTGTTTATCATCCTTTCACATAATTATTTATTGATTTTGTGCTCTCCATTTTCGATACGTCTCGAAGTCCATGGTGTTAGGATCCCCTGTAATAGGTTTATCCCCTTTACCCGATACAGCTCCAAACTGTGCCATATTTTCGTCTTCCTCTGTAAGGAATGCAGTAGCATCACTTTCTTTTTCGGCTTCAATAAGGTCATTAAATCCTATCAGCTTGCCGTCTTTTACTGTGACACCATCTGCTATTTTTGCTCTGACACTAGCTTCAGCTGCTTTGGAAGAAAACTTGATATCCTTAAACGCTTCATCCAGCAAGGAGTTCTTTTCATCAGCTGCAGCCTTTTCCTTTGCCTCGCGTTCAAGTGTCTCATACTTCTCTTTCCATGCGTCTCTATCCTTTGTGATGCCGTCAAAATCTTTGCCCTCAAATCCCTTTAAGGTTTCCTCTGAGGCTTCAGCTTTCTTCTTCCAATCATCACGTTCAGATTCAACTTTTTTTACCTTCTTTTCCATCTCGTGTGTCGATACAAACTCGCCACCTTCTACATCGAATTTAGCCTTGATATCATCTGTAATTTCCACACCAAGATTTTTGAGTTCCTTTAAAATGTTCATAGTACCATCCTCCGATAAAAGTTTTTAATCCGGTCAGCCCGGCATTCAGATTTGCTATTTAAACCATAGCTGGCAATGAAGAGCAGGGAATCGAACCCTTAAAGCACCCTGCTATGCACTCTTCAACTTGCAAAATACTAAAAAGAAAGGAGGTAAGAAAAATATCCTTGCTTGCATAAAAAAAAACAGCTCCTTATGTTGCTGTTAATTGCCTGTTATTTTCACATATCTCTGGGTAATCCTCAATAGCTCTAAAATGATTTGCGTATGTTGTCCAATTCGTTGCTTTTTTGTAATCCTCAATTAATTCTTTCGGAACATATATATAACCAACTTTACCTTTGCCAATAAATTTAACAGATTTGATCTTGAGTTCCGCGTCACCATCGAGAGATACAAACTTGATAGCTTTTACTACATCTTCTGTGTATTCCCATGTAATACTGTGGTCAGTATCTGATGTAGAAATCTTAGGAAATACTTCATGCTGACCTGGGGCGTTTTGAGCTAATCCATCTGTAAATTTACTATCAAATAAAAATACATTGAGAGGACTATCGCTTTCATATACCACTTCTACCTTATTAAAATTATAACCAGTAGGAGCTTTAATCACAACTCCTGTTCCCCACGGTAATGTTGCATCGAGCGATTCCGTATCGACATTATAGCCCAATACACTATCTCCAATTCGTCTCACTTCGCCAGTTCCGATATAGAGATTGTCTATATAGAAATCGCCTTTTCTATCTCCACTATATCCAGGACCTTCTGCAATATACATTGTCAGGTTGTTTGTAGCCCTTGGAATTGTATATTTTCCCTTAACTCTAGTCCAGTCATCCGCATTACCATATACTGTATTTCCGTTAACGTCATAACAACGATATTTTGTTCCTTCTACTCCATCGTTTGATTCAAACCAATATGAAAATGAAATATCGCCATTCGATGGGTAATTTCTTGCTAGTTTAACATCAAACTCAAACTCTATAACTTCTCCTGCATAAAAACTGCGGTCGATTCTGTAAGTTGCTCCAGAATAGCAATTCCAACGTCCACTATACACACCATATCCGTCTGTAACAGCAGGATGATTATCTACATCATAATTACTACTCCAACCTTCTTTACCTTTAGAGAAATCGCCGTTGGTTGCAAGATTGTATAATAAGTTAACTGGTTCTATAGAAGTTGCTATTGGTGTGTCACTAAATGTGTTTGTATTGGATAGTGAACAAACACTTTTGGTATTTCCAAGTATTACTGTTGTCAAGCTACTACAATGTTGAAAAATTCCATATGACATACTAGTTAATGAAGGGAAATTTACAGTCGTTAGTTTCGTACTGTTATAAAAACCGTTATAACCTATCTCAGTGACTAAAGGGAAATACGCATCTACTAAATTCGAGCATCCTAAAAAAGCATTATACTGTATTCTAGCAGCTAAAGGAAAATTTACAGTTGCTAGGTTTCTACACTCATAAAAAGCGTTATTAGCTATGTAATTGGCTGACGGAAAATCTGCAGATGTTATATTACAATAATTAAAAGCGCTTGAGTTTATTGTAGTAACTGAAGGAAAGCTTATAGTCGTTAAATTTTTACAACTATAAAAAGCATTAGCACCAACTGACCTTGCTAGAGGGAAATATGCTTCTAGTAAATTAGGACAGTTTTGAAAAGCGGAGTTCCTTATAGACCCAACATTCGATGTAACTTCTGTAAGGCTACCGTCAATAATACCATTCATCATTTCTTCAAGTTTTTCATACTTAGCCTTTTCTACTTCCCACATATTTTGTGTAGGCGGCAATAACTCGTCTTTCCCGATACCGTCTTTCCAGCCTTCAGGAAGCACTTCCAGCACGTCTTTACTGTTCGTAGTAATTCGTATGTTTCCGTTTCCGTCCAATCCCAGGATAGCAAATTTTAAGTAGCAAGGAGTCTTGATACACTCCCACGGAACAGGAACTATATCTCCTGTATCATCCGCTTTTTTTATTTCGCATCCATTAAACTGGACTACTCTGTATGGTGCGGCATCCCATTCTGCATCATAGGTTACCTTTACACCGTATCTGCCTGATGTGCCGGCTACAATGTCAAACGGTGCTTCTACCGTTAATTTCTGATTACTTACCGACAATTTGATTATTTTCATTTCCATGTGTAAGCTCCCCTCATATCGTTACACTTTTTGCATTAAAAAAGCACCCTATTTGCTAGGATGCTTTTCTACTTCTCTGATAAATTCAAGAAATTCTTTTTCCCTTTTCTTTTTTTCTTCCTCTGTGCTTTCCTCAAAACCAATCACCTTAGGCTCGGGAACATTCAGTCTTAAATATTTTTCCTCGTCTGTCATCAAATTTCCTCCAACAATATGTAATAAATGTTATTGTCAGGATTCACAGTTTTACTGATAACCTTGAATTTGGAATTTCTTTCATATAAGATTTCTTGCTCTTGTGGATTTAACTTTCTTATATCTCTACCATGTGATGAATTTTGAATGTAAATTCTAACATTAGGTTTATCAGAATAAGTTGGATTCGTCGTTGTACTGATATATTCATCAAACTGAATTATTTCATCAACTTCAAACTTATCCCAAAATTCATCCAACAATTCCTGCATATTAGGAAAATCACTAAAATCAACATCCCTGACAAGATTTCCTGAATATGTTGGCATTTTTTGCAACGCTGAATCAAGATTGTCCACAATTTCCTTTTGAACATCAGACAATGCATTATACCCATTAGTTCTTAATATGTCATTTATCGAATAAGAATCAAAACTAATATATTTATTCAATGCCAATTCTTCATTTACTGATAGTTTAGCACTTTCTACTGTATTTTCAAGTGGTGTTTTCTTAAAATGCTTATCAATAATACCCATAACTTCATCACTGTATTTGCTCTTACTTACACCTATCTTACTTTGTGTAAATGCTTCTGCCATAAAGTCATCAGCATTTTCCATTGAATACTTACTGATTTTGACTGCATCAAGTGCTTGTTTTGCTTCCGCTGCTTCTTTCTGCATTTTCGTTAGTTCTTCCATATCTACATCCGAAGACATTGAAGCATTTAGGAACGCAAGTTCCTTTTCTTTATATGCAGATTCAAGTGCATTCACTTCTTTCTTGTAACTGTCATAAATAGAATCCACTTCTTTTTTGATACCTTTCATTTGCTTTACATCTATACCGACATAATTTTTGTAATCACCACTTAAATCAATCAGTGAATGTGCAAATTCATGTGTTGCAATGTACTTACCTTCAAGACCATCTGCAATCTTTACTGCATAACCCTTATCGGATAATTCTTTGATTCTTTCAGTCATTTTTCCATAATCAGACATCTTATGTGGATTTAATACCAATGTCTTTTGACCAACTAAATTATTGTGTTCTGTAGTTGCAAATACTTTTGCACCAAAGTATTCCTTTTTATCCCCAACTTCAATTTTTGTAAATCCAGTCAGGTATTCATCTGACAGTTCCTGAATAGTATCATCAAATACCTTTGCGGTTTCTAACGATATACCTTCATAATCTACTATGATTGGATTTAACCCACTATTACGCAAATCATCTGCACTTGTAAGGTTCAAATTGAAATGTGTTTTTCTTGCATCATAAGAATCTAGCAGTCTTTCTGTTGCTTCTGTACTAATGTCTGTGACAGTTTTTGCTATAGGTATATCATTAACAATTTCTTCTGACTGCTTTTCTGATGTTATAGGTGTCAAATCAACCTTATTACCACCATCACCTAGCGATTTCATCAAGTCATTATAATTTTTGTTTGTATTTCTTTCTTGCTCTGCCCTTATATCTTCAACTTTCTTCTCACACTCTACCTGCTTATCCTTAAGAATTTCCTTAACACCATCATCTTCTGCGCATTTAGCCGCTTCCTTAAATGCCTTTGCCTTTCTCTTGGCATCTCTCAGCTTTCTCTCCTGTGCTTTTTCTTCCTGGCGCGCATTGTACGCCTCTTCATTCTCTTTAACGCTATACTCGTCAAAATTATTGGTCATAAACTCAGGAAAGAACGGACTAAAGCTGTGTCTGCAGTTCCAACCGCATAAGCCTGCACCGGTTCCGTATCCTGTAGCTTCTCTGAAGTTCTGATATGTATCATCACTGCCATTTATTTTATAGACCTTACCCTGCCATTCAGCATGTGACGGTCTTGCTCCTAAATGACTGGACACTAAATAGTGCTCACAACCTACGTCTTTTGCTCTTTGTTCCGACACATGACCTGCCATCTGAGCTATACCAGTTCTTACGCACCTTGCTACTGCGGCTTCAACTGTCATTCTGGCGCCGGATGGATATGTTACATATATTCCGTCACTTTCAGATATTGCTTCAATAGCCTTTGCTACAGCAGATGCATACGATTCTGTTCCTCTTGATACCGCCATATACACGTTATCACACTGATTGATAAACACCCTCTGTGCTGAATCAGCTGTTGTTCTGGTCAGGTTGGTTAAGGTACCGTTTGTTGCAGCATAATCAGCTTCCATCATGCTCATGTATTGAGGAGACTTTGTTGCATCTATAGGCTCAATACCAAGTTTGTCATATATTTTCTGATCATACTCTAAGGTTCTTGTTCCGGCATCAAGCATTGCCTTTTTGACAGCTGCTTGTGTTTGCCCGGTCTTTTGAGAAATCTCCTTTACTATGTCTTCATACAGATATCCTGCCTGCTGCAATGTCTCTATGTTCCATTTATCAGTAGCAGTAAACTTAAAATCTTCTCCCCTGCCTACTCTTGCCATTAAGCGCTTTGTTATTGACTTAACTATATCATCATGAAGTTCTGCTGCG